GGATAGCTCCCTGAGACATACTCCACCAAGCTCTGGACGTACTTCATCAAAATAGAACCAGGTCCCTTGATTTTTCGTACTAAAATCAGCCATATATCTGCCTTTCAAATCGGTCAAATAGGATTCCCGTTGGCGTTAGGTTAATCCCAATTACTTTTTATCTTAGTTTCCTACAGGGTTGTGAATGTTCTATCCTTGCCATAGTACTTCGTTGTATCTGCCTTCTCTATTACAGCACGGTAGTGGTATAGGGTTGCAGTGGTCAGGCCTGTCAGATCGTTATCAAATAGGCCTACAGCAGTTAGCACTGTCTTGTTACCCTTAGTATTAGAGCCGTATGATATGGTAGTACCGTACTCGAAGTAGCAGTCAAAGGTACCTACACCACCCATACCGGTCAGCTCACCCACTATAGTGGCCGTTATCGCTGCGATGTCCAAAGCACCTACAGTATCTACCCCAGGCAGTGACGAAGTGGTATTGCATCTCATCTTACCACTGACCTTCAAAGTAGCAGTAAAGGTCATAATACCTGCTTTGGGGTGAGAGACATCATCATACTTGGTGACTGTTACATAGCTAGCTGGTGAAACTGTGGGATCAGGCTCGTAGTACTTAGAGTCTGACTCATCTATGTAAAGCTTTAGGTCAGTAATCTCAGTGCCAGCATCGAATCGAGTTTTGAGCAGTTGCTGGCCTGCATCATCCAGCAACAAACAGTTACCAGTGAGGGTAATCTCACCGCCCTCAATCTGCAGGGGTACGAATGTCTTATGCTCATTGCCAAATTCTGAGTCATCCTCTACAGCTCTAACAGAACCGCTGTAGGACCAGGTAGCCGAGCCTGCAATAGTTACGGCCCCAATCTTTACTCTACCTTTGTAACCTGCTCTTGTCGTTCCCATATTTTAGTACCTCCTAATTGACTTAGTGATTTAGTTAAATCAGTTATGCTGTAGTAATATTCGATAGTTCAGGGTTACATCCCAGACTTTCTTGCCTTCAACTTCCCATTGTGACATTGAGGTGCCTTCTCTGATGGTGCTTATCAATATATAATTCTCAATAATACCAGTCCAAAAGTCAAGAGCTTGGACCATTAGATCCCGTAGCTCTGCACTCCTCTTGGGCGAGCTAGAATCCTCATATATGTCAAACTGGATCAAGTAGCTCTCAAACTTCTCTGTGTAAGTATGATCCATAGTCGAGCTAACTAACTTACAGACTACATAAGGAAAGACCGCTTCAGCAGGTGCACTCCCCAGGTAGAAGTCCGTAATAGCTAATACTAATTCGGGTCTGCTTTTATAATAGCTATATAGCGATGTGAATAATTGTTTCATTTGATTCCAAATATCTTCTTAATATCTGCTATTGAAGCCTCAAGCGCTGGCCTAAGATACGGCTGGGGTCTAGTACCCGGGTGGTGAACTATTTTTACCGGGTGAGGTGCCTCGGGCCACCAAAGAGCCTTAGCATTTACAGGCTCAATTAAGTGTGGCCTAGAGCCTAACTCCACTACGGGGCCGTATTCAACATTAGTACCTATCACTGCCTTAGACTCAGATACTTGATGTGTGATACTCCTGACTAACCTACCTGTTCTACGTGGGCATAGCTGCTTAGCCCTACGCTCTACAACTACGGCTGACTGTATTAAGCATCTCGTAAGGCGCTGTCTTGCTGCTGACAGCACATCACCCGTATGATCAGACATCTTCACTTGGAAGTTCCTAACAGTATGGACATACGGCCGTCCCGCAGTACAGAGATAGATAGAACATTGTAGTTACTATTTTCATAGGTAACCCGATCCGCAGGCTTAACATCTATTGAAGCACATCTTAGTCTGTGGGTCAGTACGTAATCCTCTTTGCCGTAGGCTAATCTTTCTTCAGCAGATACTGGCTCTATTGAACAAGCCACATTCCTAAGATGTATACCCCAATGCTCATCTGCACCCATCATCCCATCAGACACACTAGAGATCCTACGAAGAATAGTTACTCGTTTATTGAATAGAGTTTTCATATTATACCAAATCGAGCCTGTTTTCTAATGTAGGGTAGCAAAAGTCTATCTGCTTCAACGACTCCGGTTAAGTAGGCAGACCCACGAGTATAGCTGTATTCCCCACCCAACGACTCGCTTGACATAGTTGAGTATCGATGATACAATGTGCTGTCGTTCTCAGCTCGACATAGTATGATGGCCACTTCTTTGATTGCAGCTGGGCAAGCTAACCAACCATACTTGCCTGTGACTTCGATATTACTTCTACCAGCAGGAAATAGCCTGCCCTCTCCTGTTATCCTAAGTCGTAGCTCGGGATCTACCCCTTCAGCGTAAACTGGAGCCAAGTATATAGAGGTTTCATCATAGGTATAGTAGTCTGTTGGAAGTGCAACTTCCCAGACTTTTACTGAGGTTATTGATAGCACCTTAGGCAGCAGGCCAAGATAGAGCTCGTTAGCATTATTACCGTCTAGCTTGATGGTGAAGTTCTTTTGATAGTAATGATCTTGAGTTAGCCTCTCGATAAGATCCTCAACTCTATTGATGGTGGACTGTCGTTGGCTCTCAGAGCTGCCCTCACCAACATCTACATGGTGGGTCCCAGCACCCTGCGTAGTTAGGTCTACAGCAGTTCCAGCAGCGGCATTCACCGGTGTAGTAGCGACCTTGATATGTGTGGCGTCTACTCTAATGGCATAGTAGGTCTGGCTGTCAACTAGAGGCACGGGGAGTGTCTCAGTAGACGTGAACACTATCTTAGAGGCTGTGGGTACATCAATAGTTACTGTGACGACATTAGTAGTGACGTTAACATCGCCTGGCACAAAGTTGCAACTAGCACTCACGGCAATAGGCCAGTTGTCTATCATAGTCTCATCTATGTAATGTCCAGTAGCTGTCATATAGCGCTTCCTAAGATTCTAATAAAAAAAGTTCTTATCATATTAAGCTATGTACGTTATTATTACAGGAGCGGAGCGATAGTAGTAGCTAAGCCCCGCTCCATAAAGCTAGAGCGAGCCAGCAGATGGCTGATTCTAGTCTACGACAAACAGCTTGAAGAACTCGAGATGTCCTTCCTGCACCCGTCCTGCCTTGTCCAGACTCCTAAGTATAGCAGCTATCTTCTCTATCATCACTTTAGGTATAGAGACTTGCTTCTTGCCTATTGACTCAGCAGCTCCCACATCCCACATAGTGACGTTAGGGCTGGGGTAGCTAAACTGCAGCTTCTCGAGTTCTTCGGCATTAAAGCCTATGGACTTCTTTAGCTCGGCCAACACTAGCATGTCAGTCAATGTACCCTCCCGTGGCAGTATGCTAAGTAGATTTAACCTACCCTTCACATCTAGTTCAACTATCATATCCATCTGCTTGCTCCTTTCTTTTGGACTAGTGCTAATCGGCATATATGGCTATCTTGCCGACAACACTTCCAATTTTTACTTTGATGTAACCAGTGTTTGCTGGAAGGCTAGCAGGGCTGCCCGCGTTAGCTGCAATAGTATCATCGGCCTGAAGCAAAGCCAGCCAGTTGATCTGGTCAGCAGCCGTAGCAGGCATGTGGATTATGGCCACGCCTCCAGTGATTGTGCAGCCACTCCAGTTAGCGTCGCACCATAAATAACTAGCTACGCCAGATATAGTACGACCGCCACTTGCATCGGAACCAAGAGATGCCTCAAAAGCACGAACGTCACCAGACAAGTTCCCACCAGCACTTCCCTTCAGGACGGGCCGTGATGCCACACCAACTAAGCTAGTGCCTGCCACACCACTATTCAAGCCAGGCTCGAACTCAGCACCATAGATCCCAGCATTCATAGTTGCGCCAGCTCTAGGCTTACACTGAAAACCAATCAGTGAGTCCTGTGTGTAGATAGTGTGAGTGCCACTACCTACGCTAGTCAAGTTGATTGCCGTGCCTGCTATAGCATTAGCCTCTGAAGTAGCAAGCTTGATCGAAGTGCTACTAACCTTAATAACATAGTAGTCAGTTGCAGCAGCCAACCCGCCAGGTAATGTACCCGTTGAAGACACTCTGACCTTCGAGCCGGTCTTTAGACAACCTCCCAGGCTAGAGCTGATTGTAATAGTGTCAGTGTCGATATCTACTTCTGTCGTCTCAAAGGTATCCTGGTAGTAAAATGTCTTATTGTTGATTCGTACCTGCTTACCAGAGATTATCGAGTTTACTAACACTTGGTCTGTTAGACAGGTTAGTGCGCTATTGGGGGCGAGAGGCACATTGCCATCTAACCCCTCAGCGAAAGCCTCTTGCAGCAGACGTCCCAGCGGTTGGAACATGTCCCTGTCTATTGTTGATAGATTCCTTACGCTCATTGTTACCTCCTACTCGGATAACCGAGTGACATTGACTTTAGGTTGTGACTCCATAAACTTTGCTAATTCCTCCTTGTCAACAATAATACTCTGCCCCTTATTGAGGTTAATCCCTAGTCCCTCAAACTGAAAGGTTCTAGTCAGGCCGAGGTTTGTGACAAGGTATTTACACTCGGTTCGAACCTTCGAAGGGGCAGAGCTATTAGTAACTGGCTTGGTCTTCTTAGCCATACATACCTCCAGACTAAGCTATGGTCATTTTCTGGACGAGGACACAGGCGTTGACATTCTCAATTGCGAAAGTCAGCTTCATGGCATAGAACCAATAAGTAGCCTCATCAGCAGCTGACCGCTCAGATTCCAGAGTGATCTCCTTCTGGACACCCATGATTAGGTTTTCAGCAGGGGTAAGCAGCACATCAGTGTAGCTGCCAGCGCCCAGCTTGCCATTAGCATCCAAAGTAACAGGCATCAGTGGGCAGTTAACAATAGGTACTTCACCGTAGTGCCGAGGGCCTTTGCCTAGAATAGCTTGGTCGCCGAGAATAGTAGAACGACTGGCTAAGGCATCCAAATAATCCTGGGTAACCTGGTCTGAATTCCAGAAGCGAAGCTTACCTAATCCTACAGTTTTGTAAGCTGAGGCGAGCTTCTTAAGAGCCTTGCCATATTTGAACTCCCAGTTGTATGGAGCAGAAGCTGCCTGCTCGGCAATCTTACCAACTAGAGTAAAATCACCGCCTGCAGCAGCGCTCAAGACTACAGCCGCTCCAGTGACATCATTGTAATAGTCCTGGCCGCTCTGACTGTGTGTGATAATGTAACGCCACCCGTCCCACATGGACCGTATATCCGTATTTGCAAAACCTCCTAAGCTATGAGTGTCAGAGATCCAGGCTGCTTCATCTAACTCATTGGCAACTTTGATAGCAATCAATTTCATCAGATGATCCTTGAAGGCAGCGCCTTCGATACCTTCCTCTAAATCATCGTCGAAGATCACTATGCAGCCTCTGACTTTCTTAGCAGATAGCTCTATCTTTCCGTGGATCCATTGTTTCTTGTAGTCTGAAGAGCTGAAAGTGGCCGCGGGTTTCAAAAATCTCCCCGTACCAAAACCAATAGCTCGAATGATCTTAGTAGACTTAGCCATTCTGACTATTCGAGCATTATTCTTTAGGACTGACTCATCTACCATATAATCCAAGAAGGCATCTGCTTCCTCACCTAATAGTTGAATAGTAGGAAGCGAGATCATCTTCTCGATGAATTCAGCCTTTGACAATAGCTTCTTGTTACTGAACATCTTTGGTTCTCCTTTATATACTAGTTGTAATGTACCACATTCACGTTTACAGAGGTATACTTTTGAACTTGTCCTTAGAATCAGACTGGTTAGCATTATCCTGGTTCTGATCCTGTCCAACTATAGTCTTGCTGACTGTAGTAACCTTCTCGACAGCCGTTAAGCGATCCTGAAGAGTCTTCACTGCCTCGAGAGATTTGGCCAGCTCAGTGACTTGAGTAACTAGCTGGTCTACACGAGCATCCTTTGCTTCAGAGTCAGGTTGACTCTTGGACTTGTCATCTTCTTTCTTAATGTCCTTGTCCTTGTTAACGTTGGTATCCTTGTCGTCCTTCTCAGGGGAGCCATAGCCATAGTAGCTGACAGCGTACTTCGAGACGGTGTCAACAGCTTCTTTGAGATCATCTGGGAAATCGGCTTTGTACTTCTTCAAGATCTCCAAAGCTTTCTTCAAAGCCTCTACAGCCTTGTCGGACAAGTCTGCCTTTGCCACTAAGACATCTGTCTTATCATCCTTAATTTCTAAGTACTCCTTTAGTACTTTCAATAGTTCATCCATATTATGTTCTCCTTTCGTTCTTGCTAAGATATATGATTCGGTGCGCTGAAAGCCATCTTCGGTCTCCACAACTTTTGAGTAACTACAGTTTAGATTCGGGCCAGTGGACCCAGAGCAAGTAATAAGGGAGTCATAGCTTAGATAGAAAGATGAGGCATCTTCCAGCTTCTCTCTGTTTA